GGCAAGCGTTTTCTTGCATGGCGAGAGCAGGGGGAACGTGGAGGTACTGATGTAGCAGTTGCCCGTGCTGTGCAATTAAAAAACAGGCAGGAACTTAGCGCAGATACTGTGCGAAGAATGTTCTCGTTTTTTAGCAGGCATGAAGTTGACAAGCAAGCAGAGGGTTTTTCTCCGGGCGAAAAAGGCTACCCGTCACCGGGCAGAGTTGCTTGGGCAGCATGGGGCGGTGATCCGGGCTTTAGTTGGAGCAGAACAAAGACTGCTCAACTTGATCGAATTGATAAGGAGTTTTCTATGGCTACGCTTGAAGGTGCTGAAATATTCAGCATTGGCAAATGGAACGGCATGGAATTTAACGATGACGACCTAGATAACATGGTGCGTAGTTTTGAGGAACTGCGTCTTAATGGTCGCGTGCCATTGAAACTAGGTCACAACGATGAGCAGCCAATGTCAGACGGTCAACCCGCATATGGTTGGGTGGATCGCATTTGGAAAGATGGCGAAAAACTTATGGCAGATTTTGTGAATGTGCCAAAGGAAATCTATAACGCCATCCGCGACAAACTCTATAATTTTGTTTCCGTAGAGTTGTTACAGGATGCAGAGCAAGAGGGGTCGAGTTATCCCTGGGTTCTCTCAGCCGTAGCACTCTTAGGTGCTGATCGTCCCGCAGTCAGCAACCTACAGGAACTGTCGAAACTTGCTATGTCTTGTCGTAAGGCAATGCATTTTTCTAAGCGGGGAACAATCAACCTAAGCATAGGAGCAAATAAAATGACTGATGAAACACGGTCATTGCTAGACGAAATTGCTTCACTCAAGGCACAGGTTGCTAAGTTCTCCACGGAGAATGAAGCGATTGCTGCCGAACGTGACAAGATCGTGGAAGCAAACAAGGCTGAGAAGGCAGAACTGATTAAGGCTCAGACTGAGCAGAAGTTTGAATCTGCCATTGCTGGCAAGATCATTCTTCCTGCTGCGCGTGAGCGTTTCTTCAAGTGGGTATTCCCAAAGACTGTGGATGCCATCCTTGAATTCTCTGCCTCAGAAGTAGATTCGTACATTGAGGAGAACAGGGTCAATATGACTGACGAAAAGAAGATCGCTACCAAGGTAGCAAAGGATGACGAAAGCAATCCTGCTGATATTCGCGTTTCTGCTCGCACCAAGCAGTTCATGTCTGAGAACAAGGGTATGTCGTACAAGGATGCAATGGTTGCTGTCCTGCGCGACGATCCCGACCTCGCAGACGAGTATCGTTTCATGCCCGACAATCGCAAGTGAGGTAACGGACAATGACTACTGAAGTTTGCATGAACGTGACCACACTCGTTGCTGGTCAGGCTCTTGATACCGACGCAACGCTGCACAAGGCGGTTGCTATTGGTGGCACGATTGCTGGCACTAACGTCGCTGCGGTTGGTCTTGTTAAGAGCAAGGCTCCGAACGGTGGTGCTGTGACGGTTGCCTACAATGGTGAGATGAAGGCGTATGCCGGTGCTGCCATTACTGCTGGTGCGCGTATTTCCGTGACAACCTCCGGTTGGCTCATCACTTCTGCTGACTCTCGTAGCACGGTTGGTCGTGCTTTGGAGACGGCTGCAAGTGGCGACCTGTTCCGTGGCTTGTTTGATTTTGTCAACGCATCTTAATCGGAGGCTAAACTAATATGGGTTTCTCTACTGGAAAAGACCTCCATATTGACCAGAACCTGACTAATCTGGCAATTGGGTATCGTCCCCACAGCATGATCGTTGACATGATTGCGCCTGTGGTAAACGTAAGCAAGGAAACTGACCTTTACCCGGTGTTCTCACGGGCAGAGGCTCTTGCTGTTGAAAGCACTCTGCGTTCGCGTGGCGCAGAGGCTCGCAAGTTGACCCGCAGCGTTTCTTCTGCTGGTTACGTTGTGAAGAACTACGCTTTGGGTCACGATGTTTACCTTGAAGATCGCGTCAATATTGATGCGGCTTATGAGGCTGAACTGTACGGTGGCGCAACGCAGTACCTTGTTGACAAGTTGATGCTTGATTGGGAATACCGGGTGCTGCGTCAGGTTGGTTCCGCTACCAACGTAAGCACCGGCTTTGTTCCTTCGTCTGCTTGGAATGCCAAGAATAATGCTGGTGATCCAATTGACCAGATTCTTCAGGTTGTCGAGCAGTTGCAGTCAAGCACGGGCGTCAAGCCGAACAGCATTCTTATGGGCTGGAAGGCTTGGAATTTCATGAAGCGCAACGTTAATGTTCGCAACCTTGTTAATGGTACGAACAACGGTGGTGGCTTCGTAACCCGTCAGGCTGTGCAGAACGTGCTGGAAATGGAACGGATGCTAGTCACCGAATCGTTTGTCAACGTAGCGAATGAGGCTCAGGCTGAGAGCCTGACCTCACCGTTTGATGACAAGGTGTTGGTGTATTACGCGCCTACCAACCCTTCGCGTGAAGTGCCGTCGTTTATGTATTCGTTCCGTTGGGCTGCGCCTGGTCTGCCGAACATGACGGTTGAACGTCATCCGTTTGACAGCAAGCGCAAGACGGAAACGATTGAAGTTGGTTACTATCAGGATGAAAAGATTACGGGTAGTGACTATGGCGCGTTAATTGTTGGTGTCGGTTCAGCACAGGCGAACGGCATCTAATCGGTCTGGGGTTGCTGCTGGTGGAAGTGGTTTTTTTCCCTTTCCATGGAAACCAGTAGCAACCTCTTTTCTAAAAAAGGGGAATTGAATGGAATTTGTTTTGCACTCTATGGGGTTGCCTTTTAATGGCGAGACGATCAAAAACAAGTCTCTTGGCGGTAGTGAATCAGCTGCTTATTACCTTGCCAAGGAACTTGCTGCGCGTGGACATCAAGTAAAGATGTTCACTTCAGAACAGCAGGAAGGAACATGGGATGGCGTGACTTACATTTGGCACGGCAACCCAACCCCTGCTGCTCCTTTGGGTGAGCGTTTCTGCCATTACGCAGAGAACACTCCGCATGACGTTCTAATCATTCAAAGACATCCATTGGCTTTTCATCGTGACTACGCCAGCAAGATAAACGTATGGCAGTTGCACGATTTGGCATTGCTACGCTCACGCAATATGGTTCATGGTGGACTGCCACGAATCAATATGGTGACAACCGTAAGCGAATGGCACAAAGAACAGGTGTCAGAAATCTACGGAATCAATAAGGATTCTATTTGCGTTGTGCCTAATGGCGTTGACCCTAGCATCTATGAGGCAGCGCGTAAGAACATTACGCTAGATGAAAGAGAGCAGTTCGTTAAAGATCATGCTGGCTTTAAGATGCTTTATCAGTCTCGCCCAGAACGTGGAATGATTCACCTTGTTCGTCCCGGTGGCATCATGGATCGTCTAAGTAAGACGCATCCAGACGCGCATTTGTTCATCTGCGGGTACGACAACGTGACCGAACAGATGGCCCCGCTATATAAACAGTTGGCTGAATGGGGCAACGCCTTAGAAAACGTGACGTTCCTTGGTTCGTTGACGAAGAAGCAACTTGCAGAGGTTCAAACCTACTGCCATTTGCTTTGCTACCCAACTGAGTTTGAAGAAGTCTCCTGCATTACCGCTATGGAAGCCATGCAAGCACGGTTGCCAATCCTTACATCTGCCGTGGGTGCGCTGCCTGAGACTTGCAACGATAGCGGAACCATACTCATTGAAATGAAGAATGGTGAAGCAAATGAGGATGCGTTTGTAGAAAAGATTGGCAAACTGATTGATGAGTTATCGGATAACGATAATGACAGTCTGTCTACGGTAGCCATTCTAAAGTCTAGGCAGATGCAAGCAGCAAAGACCAGAACTTGGGCAAATGCTACGGATCAGTTTTTGATTCATGTAGAAAAACTGATGTCCTCATGTTCGCATACCGCTAGGCTCACGCATCTTGTTGAGCATGGCGACATTATCGCAGCCGAAAAATACATGGATAGGATTGAGGATAAAACAGCAGGATGCTTCCCATCTATGCTAATGAGCCTAGATTCCATGTATGACTTTTCTCATTCTGGGCATCATGCACTTAATGAGCATTACGCAAAGTGGGAAGCCAAAGCAATCAAAGATGCCGGTGGTGAAGAAAACGTCAAGGCTGGCATTGAAGGCGCACAAGGCACAACGCGCTTTGCTGGTATCGCTCAGTTTGTTGAGGAGGCAGTAAGGTCTGGAGCCAAACGCATTCTGGAATTTGGTTGTTCTTATGGGCATATCATTTTGCCTTTTGCTCAAAGGTATCCAGACGTTGAGTTCGTTGGGATTGATTTTGTTGAACAGTCAATCAAGATGGCAAAAGAAAAAGCCAACGAATACGGGCTTACCAATGTCACCTTTGTTCATGGGTCATTAGAACTTCTTGATTCCTACGTTGAATCCTTTGATGCCGTGATAGCAGCAGAGGTGATTGAGCATATCAGGGACAAGATAACTGCCATTAAGACGTTTATGAACTGCCTCACTACAGGTGGCTCATTGATTGTGACGACGCCTTATGGACGATGGGAATGGAACGGGCATCAAAACTATAAGTATGGTCGAGAGCATCTGCACCATTTCGACAAGTCAGATATTCGCGCAATGTTTGGAATGATGCCATTACAAATTCTTTGCGCTCCTGCTGGAAAAGACTCAGCACATAAGCCTTTGGGCAGTTGGGTTTATAGGGTCATTAAGGATGACAACCCGATTGGCGCGATTGATTATGACCAGAAGTTTGACAGTCTTTTCCCAAGGCAGACCGTTAGCCTGTGCATGATCGTAAAGGATGGGGAAAAGACTTTGCAAAAGTCTATCGAGTCAATCATTACTTACGTCGATGAAGTAATAGTTCGTATTGATCCAAAAACTACTGACAGAACATTGCAAGTGTTGGAGCAGTTAAAGGCAGACAACCCAAACAAGCCATTTGATATTGCGTTTGGTTTGTCGCCTTTGGAATCTGGGTTTGACGCTGCGCGTAACTTGACGATTGATGCGGCTTCGTGCGATTGGATTTTCTGGATGGATGCGGATGAGGAAGTCGTCGGGGCAGACAATCTGCATAGGTGCTTAACGCCTTCTTGCTTTAATGCCTACGGCATTGCACAGATTCACTATTCCGCAATGCCAGCGCAAGTCCTGACAACTGACTATCCAGCACGTTTGTTCAGAAACAATCGTGGCGTTAGGTTCTATGGTCTGGTGCATGAGCATCCAGAGGACGAACCGGGGAAGTCAATTTCTTTTACTGCTGTAAACAACGATATCAAACTGGTTCACTTTGGCTACATTGATGAAGTGACCAGGCGCAGACGATTCACTAGAAACTATCCATTGCTTCTCAAGGATTGTGAACTCAACCCGACAAGAACGCTTAACAAGTTTCTAATGCTGCGAGACATAGCGCAGTCAATCGGCTTTGAAATGGAAATGAACTCCATAACAAAGGATCAAGAGCATCGTTCAGAAAAAGGCATCGAACTTTTCCGCGAAATTGTCAAACTCGGTTACAGCAGAATGGTTATTGATGCTCTGCCTTTC